ACTAGCATTACCAAACTCATCAGGTAAAAGTATTACCAGAGCTTCACCAGTTTCTTTTACAGTTATTGTGAAGTCTGTACCTCTTATTCCAATCGTTGCTGCATGAGTTCTAATTGTGATGTTATCTTTAGGTATGCGTGGCTTCTTACTGGATATAAAACGACCTGTTCCTTTTACAAAGTTAAGAGCCATGCTTGACTTACTAGGATTAGGATCAAACACAAATTCATCAATGATGACATTGCTGTGTTCTGTTAAACGTATTGTAGTGTCATCCCTAAAAGTGACACCCATTCTACCTTTTGCAGTCTCTAGTTTATCCATAGAGTTAAGAGAAAAATCTATAGCACTCTCATAAACTTTGTCTCTAACTACTCTGGTGTTTCCGTTTAGTTCTGTAATACTTCCTATATCAACATCCAACGCTTGTGCCTTGATCGTCCTGATTAACGCATACCGTTCCGTTATTTCCGTTAGATGTGATGCGCAACCAATCATTATCCAAAGTAGACTGTTGATCAACATCAAACGACCTTGAGTTACCATCGTGTTCCAACTTGAAGTACCCAGACGCATATCCATCTCCATCATAATTAACTGTGTTACTGTCGCCATCCAAGTCAATATAATTAGTTGCTGAATCTACATCTAAATCTATGTGAACAGTATTTGAATCTCCTTGTACTATAGTGTCTATATCAGCACCACTAGATAAAGCATTTGTAGCTAGATCAAGAGTAAAAGTATTCGTACTACCATCAACGTCTACGTTTACATTTGAGTTATCTGCTGAATAAGTATTAGTAGGATCAACTTGAATAGTGTAAGAGTTTGTATCACCATCAAAATCAAATATACCTGTAAAGGTATCTGAGTTAATATCACCAAGCATTTTATTATTGTTACCAATCTGGTTTACATCCAGTGTCATCGTAGTACCATCGAGATCAAACGGAGTCATAGATCCATGTGCTGACTGTAATCCACCAATGATGTTTCCACTTCCAAGTTGCTCTAAATCTATATTTGCAGTAGCACCGACCTGATCTACATAGATTTCGTTATCGTCAGCCATTGCGCTATAAGACATTAGCAACAATAAGCTAATTAGTATCTTCATGTTTCCAGTACCCCCTGTTGAGTCCAATTTGTATTATATTCAACACTCCTTCTTCTATTGCTTGTTGTAACGCAATACTTACACTTTCGTTTTCGTTTGCTCCACCTTCTATTTCTACTAACTTTGTTCCATTAGATATAAATCTAAATAAATCTTGAGATACACCTACAGATAAAACACTTTTACTAACAAGAACTTCTATAAGAACTTCACCAGTTGATACAGATACAAGCCGTAAAGACAAAGTTAGAAGGTCTTCTCTGTATTCTTTACTAGATCCAATACCTAAGTATCTTGCGCCTAATCCACCAGTTTTTACGTTAGTATCTATGGCGAGTACAGCACCCTGCATGAGTAATCCTGCTAGTAAAAGGGGTTTGACGACACTCTCCTCGTCAAAAGTTTCTCTTGTTGAGCGTATTAATTGCCTTTCTTTGGTCAAACTGTCTAAACCAACACGCTCTGCTACTTGGAAAAATTCACCGTTGGCTGCATGTTTCAAAGCTCTTATCAAGAACGCTTCTGGAGCTTGTGTTATAGCTGTTGAGAATAATGCGAATTGGGAGTTACTCCTTCTCTGCCCTGTCATATCTTTAAAGCTATTTGGATACACAGCTACTACAGGTTTTCTTTTGGCTGGTTTTAGATTTAAGAGTTCTTCATTTTGTAAATCTAATATTGAGGCTTTTTGTATTACTATATAAGGTATACCACCTTCTTCGAGCAATGCTGTGTATCTTGGGGTACAACTACTAGAAAGTAAAAGAGCCGATAGGAACAGAAATTTGTGTAACACTTCCTTCCTCATCAGTAATCGTGAGGGTAATAAGTTCATTTTCAACTTTGTATTCAATTGTATTTCCCTCTAACTCAAGTGAACCTGATGTTTGTGGTGTCTCTCCGAATAATTGCTCTACCATTTGTCTCGATA